CCGGCCTTTCCGTGTCTTCGCCGTCGGGCAAGGACGCGATCGGCTGGGACATGCGTGGTTCGCAGAAGGGCGTGACGATGGCGCACGAGCGCCTGATGCGCTCGATCTTCGACGCCAAGCTGGCCCACGACGGTGACCTGACTCTCCGCCGCCACGTCCTCAACGCGAGGCGCCGGACGAACAACTACGGCATCTCCTTCGGTAAGGAGTCCAAGGACTCCCCCCGCAAGATCGACGCCTACGCCGCCTTGATGCTCGCGCACGAGGCGCTGTACGAGCTGCGTACGCGCGGCAAGAAGGTCCGTAAGCGTTCGGGCCGTGGTTACTTCCTCTGACCCTGTGCAAGTGTGACTGAAAGGTGGTGAGGTATGGCCGACACCAGCCCAGCATCCCTGGCGAAGGAACTCCTCGCCATCCTCGATCGTGACGAGGGCCGGCTTCACCGGATCGACAACTTCATCCGGGGCCGGCACGACGACCCGTACATGCCGCCCCAGGCGGACGACGAGTACAAGCTGCTCGCGAAGCGGGCCGTGTCCAACTGGATGCCGCTCCTGATCGGGACGCCGGCCCAGGCCCTGTACGTGGACGGCTACCGGCCCGGCAAGGCGACCTCGGGTCTTCCTGCCGCCTCGTCCTCGACGAGCGGGCAGTGGGCCCACTGGCAGCGTTCTCGCATGGACGCCCGCCAGGCCGCGATCTACCGCGGTGCGCTCGGCTTCGGTCACTCCTTCGTGCTGACGGAGAAGACCAAGAAGGGCGTCATCTCGAAGGGTCTGTCGGCCAAGCGGACCGCGGCCTTGTACGAGGACCCCGCGAACGACGACGAGGCGTATGCCGCGCTGACGGTCACGGCCAAGCCGAAGGGCGAGACCCCCGGCAAGGCCCGGATGTTCGACGCCAAGTACGAGTACGCGGTGACGTTCAAGTCGTTCGCCGACCTCGACTCGGTTCGTGTCGGCGGCCGGAAGCTGCACGGCGCGAGCGAGTGCCCGCTCACCCGCTTCGCTGCGTCGGTCGACCTCGAAGGCCGCACGGTCGGTGTGGTCGAGCCGATGATCCCGTTGCAGAACCGAATCAACCAGACGATCTTCGACCTCCTGGTCGCACAGACCTACACCTCGCACGAGGTGCGGTACGCGACTGGCATGGCTCCGCCCATGCAGATGGAGCTCGTCGACGAGGACGGCCACGTCACCACCGACGCCGCCCTGGCGGTCGACAGCCGACCCAAGCTCGACGGGGCCGGCAACCCGGTCCCGGCCACGATCAACCACAACGCCCGGCGCTTCCTCTTCGCGGAGGACCCGGACGTGAAGTTCGGCAGCCTGCCGGCCGGTCCGATCGCTCCGCTGATCGAGTCGGTCGACATGAGCATCCGGCACTGGGCAGCGATCAGCCAGACCCCGCCGCACCACATGCTGGGTCAGATCGCCAACCTGTCCGCCGAGGCCCTGCTCGCCGCAGAGACCGCGCTCGCGCGGAAGATCACCGAGTTCCAGTCCCTCTTCGGAGAGTCCTGGGAGCGGGTCTTCCGTATCGCCGCGGAGATGGACGGCGACACCGCCGCGCAGGACGACTTCGCTGGCGAGGTCCAGTGGCGTGACATGGAGTCCCGTTCGCTGGCCCAGGCCGCTGACGCTCTCGGCAAGCTGGCCGACCAGCTCGGCATCCCCAAGCGCGGGCTGTGGAAGCGAGTGCCCGGTGTGACCCAGACCGAGTACGAGGACTGGGAGCAGATGGCCGAGGAGGACGACTCCGTAGGCCAGCTCGCTACGGCGCTGACGCGGGCGACCCCCGACACAGCGCCGGCCAGCTCGGTGCCCGCCTCACCTGACAGTGGGGTGGTCGCCGCGTGACCAGTCCAGCCCGAGCGGCTGAGGCTGATCGCGCTGCCATCGCGTTCCAGACGGCGCTCACCGAGATCGGTGCAGGCACCGTCGCGGACGCCCTGGCCCTGTGGAAGGACGTCCCGGTCACGAGCCGGGCGTCCACCGCCACGTCGTGGCTGCGCCGCGCCATCACGCTGGTGATGGGCCGGCGCCGACAGAGCCGAGACCTGGCCCGCGCCTACTACCGCCTGGCCCGCGCACTGCGGACCGGGACGACCGTGGCTGATCCGTACCACCCCGAGCCGACGTACATCACTCTCGACGTACTGCGGCGCGAGTTCGCCGAGCTGACCGGAAGCGCTGACAGCCCCCAGGAGGGGCGCGCAAGCGACACACCGGCCAGCACCTCGGACTCCTCCTCGTCGGCCGCGACCGGCCAAGCTGGGGAAGCTGACGAGGGGGCCCAGGCCAACCCCGACAAGGCCCGCGAAGACGAGCTCGACCGCATCCTGGTCGAGGAGATCGCGAGCCTGCGGGAAGCCGAGGAACGGATCGAGCGCGAGGCAGAGCAGGAGCTCCGCCTGGTCCTCGAAGCGCTGGGGTCCAGCAACCTCCAGAAGAAGGTCGACGCGATCGACGGCGCCAGGAGCGCTGACGACGTCGACCAGCTCCGCGGGGAAGCTCACGACCAGGCCGGCGCCCGACAGGCCGCAGCCGCTGAGCGCATCGCCCTGAACGGTGCCCGCTCGACGGTCTGGAACCACATGCAGCGCGACCGCCGAACCATCGGCTACATCAGACTCTCGCGTACCGGAACCCCTTGCGGGTGGTGCGCGATGCTCATCTCTCGTGGTCCGGTCTACCGGTCGCAGAACTCCGCGGAGTACGCGGACGGCGACAAGTACCACGACAACTGCCACTGCTACGCCGAGCCTGTGTTCTCGCGCGAGCAGTACAACGGCTCGTCTGCGTACGAGCTGAATCGCCGATACGAGGAGCTGTGGCCCAAGGTCACACGCGGCCTCGGCGGCAAGGCGGCTGTGTCCGCCTGGCGCCGGTTCATCCGGCAAGAACAAAAGGCCGCAGCCCAGGAGGCTCGGCGATCCACAACGAGCGTCCAGGAGGCGTGACAGTGCCCGAGCAGGAAACCCCCAGCACCGAGACCCCGACCACGGAAGAGACCGTCGAGACGCCCCCGGAGGGCAACACCCCCGAGGGTGAGCAGACGACGGAGTCGACCGAGGAGAGCGTTCCGGCTGACGTGCTTCGCAAGAAGCTGACCGACGCCAACGCCGAGGCGGCCAACTACCGCACCAAGCTCCGCGAGACGGAGGCCAAGCTCAGCTCGGCCAAGACCGTCGAGGAGTTCGAGGCGGCGACCGCCGAACTGAAGGGGCAGGTCGAGGCGCTGGAGCGGCAGATCCTGCTCAACAACGTGGCGGCCAAGTACGAGCTGCCCACTGCCCTGGCCAAGCGCCTCTCGGGCACCACCGAAGCCGAGCTGGAGGCGGACGCGAAGGAGCTCCAGAAGCTCGTCGCGCCGGCCGTTCCGGAATCTCTTGGCGGCGGCCTCGACCCCGACGACGGCGACGACTTCGACCCCGTCAAGGCCGCTCGGGCTGCGCGCAAGCGCAGTTACTGACCCATACCCCGGTGTGCAAGTGACGCACGCCGAGCCTCCCTGCATCCTCTACCGACAGGAGTAACAACCCCGTGGCCTACACCCCGCACGACGTCATCAAGCCTGAGAAGATCGCCGCAACCGCGGCGGTCGCTCTCGAAGAGTCCCTGGTCGTCCCCGCTGTCTTCCAGCGCGAGGGCATCGACGGGTTCAAGGGCGCCAAGGACGACACGATCAACGTCAAGGTCGAAGGCGTTCTGCCCTACCGCACGTACGGGTGGCGGAACGACCGCTCGACGGAGATCCAGTTCGACACCTACCACGAGCGCACCGTGTCCGTCAGCTTCGGCGGCGACGTGTACTCCGGTGTCCAGCTCACCGACGAGCAGAACGAGATGGACCTCCAGGGCTGGGCCAAGCTGATGGCCAAGCAGACCGAGGCGGTCGGCAAGGGCCTGGAGTACCAGTCCGTCGACTACCTGCTCAACGCCCCCTACGAGGTCACCCTCGGTGGCGCCAAGTCCGGCCGTGACCTGCGCGGCACCCTGATCCGGGCCCGCGAGGTGCTGAACAAGTTCCGCGTCCCGAAGGAGGGTCGCACCCTTCTGGTCGGTTCCGGCTGGGAGAACGCGCTCCTGAGCGACGACAAGCTGAACCTCGCCTCCAACGTGGGCGAGGCCGAGGCTGTCACCGCGCTGAAGGAGGCCACCCTCGGCCGCCGGTACGGCTTCAACATCGTCACCTCCGACGAACTGCCGGCCGACTTCGCCGTGGCGATGGTCAGCTCCGCGTTCATCTTCGCGACCGGCGCCCCGTCCGTCCCGCAGTCGGTTCCCTTCGGCGCCTCGGCCAGCTACAACGGCGTGGCACTGCGCTGGATTCGCGACTACGACTCGACCCGCCTGATGGACCGGTCGATCGTCAACACCTACAAGGGCTTCCGGACCGTGTCCGACTTCCTTGTCGGCCGCGACAACGCGAACCCGAGCCAGGGCTTCGTCTCCGAGTACGAGCACTTCGTCCGTGCGATCAAGCTCGACCTCGACCTGAACGCTGACGTGCTGCCCGACCCGGACGGCCCGGACACGAAGGCGCAGGAGCTCGCTGCGATCACCGGCGTCGCTGGTGTGGCTGACGGCGCTGGCGTCTGATCCATCGGCTGAGTGGGGCGGGGTGTGCAAGTTGCGCATCCCGCCCCTCCCCGTGAGTGAAGGAGAACCATCATGGCGAACTTCGCCACACTCGATGAGCTGAAGGCACGCCTCGACTGGACGCTCGACGCTGACGAGGAGCGCATCGCGACCTCAGCCCTGGAGGACGCCTCCGACCTGGCCAGCTTCCACGCTGGCCGTGACTGGACGGACGCATCCTCGACGCCTCGCCTCGTACGGACGCTGGTCCTGAAGGCGTGCAAGCGGTACATGGACAACCCCTCGGGCTACACGCAGTCCCGAGCGGGCGACGAGACGCTCGGCTGGAACGACAGCCAGGGCGAGGAGGCCGGCACCGTCCACTTCACGGCGGAGGAGCGGAAGCTCCTGGCCGAGATCGGCGGGCGCAAGCCCGGCCTGTACTCCGCGCAGGTCTCCGCCTGGAACTCGGTACGCCGGCCCGTCGCGGCCGGCCTGGTCCCGGTCGCACAACCCACCCCGGACTCCAAGCCGTTCCCCCTCTTCGCGGATGAGGTGGAGCCCTGGTGAGCTCGATGCAGCGCAGGCGCGGTGTCGAGGCCACCATCTACCGCAGCCGCTACCACACGGACAACCGCGGCAACGAGATCCTGGTCGCCGACGCAGACGGCCCCCACCACGTCCGGTGCGCGCTGATCCCGCAGCGCTCGGCCCGTGCCGAGATCCCCGGTCAGCAGCAGATCAACATCACCCGCATGATCGTGGACGCCAACCTCGAAGGCGTCGAGCTGTGGTCGCGGGTCGAACTGCTCGGCAAGGTCTGGGACATCGTGACCCCGCCGG